ATCCCGTATGGTCTGTAAATCTCTAAGATGCCGCTGATAGGTCACCCCGTATTTTTCATCCAACTCCCGCCGATACGCCTTTATCGCCGCAACGACATGGGGCGACATATGTGGGTTGGTTAGTTCATAAGCCCGTGAGTGCGCCGACCCAGCGGCATAGCCCGCGTTGATAGCGGCTTCACGCAAAGTAATTTGCCCGTCCTTGCTCACAAGTTCTTTTACAAAAAGTTCTTGCTTGCGGGTCAAGGGCTGATCTGCCGTGGCTTTCTTTCTGCCCCGCGTCTCCGCCTTCACAAGATTCTGTTTACCCATAATCAATCCTCAGTTAAAAAGGTCTACTTAACCAAGTTATAATACACGTTATGCTATATAGACAGAAAAAAAGAAAAAAAATAAAAACAAATTTTGAACCCCTTAAGGCCGATTTTGATGTTACATTTTTGTAGTTTAAAGTGTAACAGAAAACGTAACAGAAAATATCTTTGTATATAAACAACTTACAAAGAATGTTACGTGTGTTACGTGTGTTACGGAGTAAAAACGATAAAAAATATTTTTTTATTTTTTGAGTCTATATAGTGTAATGCGTTACAAAACACTGTTTGAAGAAGAAGTAGCGATTTTCTGGTTTCGGGGCAAAAGAAAGGGGAGCAGACCGAAATCTACTCCCCCAACTACGAAAGGTGTTTTTATCATACTACATCCCGAACCACTCGGCAAATGTAATTACGGGCTGATATTTATGGTAAGCCCAGATCAATGCGGATGCTATGATAATCCATGTTGCGGTTGCCACTTTACTCTGTTCCATTTATCTGCGTCCTTTTCCAGTTGACGTTCGATGGTAGGGTGGGACACTGAGCCGCGTATCCCGATGGACAGGCAATGCTGATAGTATTTTGCTTCTGCCTTCCAGTAGTCGGCGTTTTCGCCATTCCAGTCTGCCTCATCTGCGTAGTGTTTGCAAATTTTGTAGACGGACGGGTACGTGAGCCCAGAACCGTGAGCCGCGGACATAATTTCGTTATTCATTATTTGCCTCCTCTAGGTCATCCACACCCAAGCCATCAGCCATATAGGAATAGTCCATGTTAGGTGCGTGGAATATCTTAATGCTACCATCTGTGTTGCGAACATAGTCATCCTTTTCGACATCCAAAACAAAGAATGTCATGTCCCACACGCCAATGCTGTATGATTTGTTTGGGTCAAACTTACTCATCGTCACTCTCCTCGTCCTCATCAGGGTCAACATTAAAACACACTTTGACAATACCCCCGTCCTCATCGGCAATGAACCAATCCTTACGGCTAGGGTATAGCCTCTCCAGTGATTGCAGTAATTCATATCTAGTCATATCATTCTCCCGTAATAGATAAGATTTATCCCATACATAATATAAATAAAAAGGGGCGTCAAGCCCCTCTATTTTAATGCTTAGTGCTTTCATCCGCTTCATAACCTGCGGTCATAAGGGATGCTTGCGCCAACGCTGAAGCAAGCATCCCCATGGCGGTGGATTTATCCGGGCAAGAAATCATAAGACGGAACAAGATAGCGGTTAATGCGCCACCCATCGACGCCCCCGCATCAAGGTTGCGGCTATCAAAGTCGTCGATAAGTTCATTAATCATATCGCCCGCGATATCAAAGTCTTGTTCCATCTTATTAATCATCCCCGTTGTATCCTTTTCCATGCGGCTTGAATTTCGGCGGCACGTTCAACGGCTTCACGGCTAAATTGGCCTTCGGCCGCGATCCGCGAGGCGTAAAGCGAGACCACCTGATTAAGGTGTTGGACGGCATCAGCGTATTCCATGTGTTGCGCTTTCTGCCTAATGATATCCTCTTTATAGATCATTGTCATTATCTCCGATATTAAATTGTTCTTTGACCAGATTAGCAAGGTCTACCAATTTGTGCATTTGATGCACGGTCACATATTTCGGCCCTGACGTAAACAACTCCTCGCCAACTTCCGCGGAAATATCTACCAGATCGAAAAGAGCCTTACGCATTTTGGGTGTAATATCCGCGAGCCGCGTTTCGCGGTCTTTTCTTGCCAATTCACGTTCATTAGCCCAAAAAGCACAACGCTCTTCATGTGTCATATTTTCCAATTTCTTTGGTCTAGCCATTTTTTTCTCCCGTAACTAGAATTAAAGATAACTCTTATATATTCCCACACAACACCCGTGTCAATACAAAAAAAGACCCCCAGATAAACGCATCTGAGGGTCTTCTATTACGGGAATGTAAAGCGAGAAGCCATTACAAGGGCGACTATAAAGGATAGTATGGGAAATGCAACATATTATTGGGTAAAATAATAGGTTATTTTTTTCTCATTTTATGAAATACTTAGATAACAACAGGGGGGTCATTTGCGCGGCTTTGAGGCAGGCAAATTAGGCGAATATATATGCGCCGTCAGGCTCATGAAAATGGGTTTAAGTTGCGAGATCGTCAACTTGGACACAATAGACATCATCGTCAATCACCAAGATAAAGTTATCCGCGTACAGGTCAAGGCCAGTGCTTTAAAAAAGAACCGCGGGTATTGGGGTTATCAATTTGCTACCAGTGTGTCCGGCAAGAAAAGACCGCTTACGGTTCACGACTGCGATATCGTGGCTTTAGTAGCCACCGACTGTGAAAAAGTTTTGTTTAAACCCGTAGAGTGTTTGAAGGGTCAGGTAACAAAACGGATTATTCCGCGCAAGTTTGAAAGGGAAGACCTAGAGACACGGTCTTGGGAACACTGCTTGGCTAATCTTTAGTTTCTTTTTCGCCGTTACAACATTCCGATATATACAATTTGCAAGACGCGCATTGTATGTGACCGTGTACTTCAACAGGTTTTAATTGGCACAAGCACCGTGGGCATTGGTCATTATCTAGTCGGCTTTGTATTTTCCCAGACTCGCCGAAGGGGGTAGCGTCGTAAGCCATGTGATTTAACCCTCGCCCATGCTTTCCTAAACTCAGATGCTTGCGGTACTGGCGGAACTTTTAACAACTCCGCCAGTTTATCATGATTGTTTTTAGCCATCAATTTACTTTACCAAGTTAAGCAGACTTTTTATTTTCTGCCTTTTGTAATATGTATTTTGATGCTGACGCTTTCTTTCGGGGTTCTTGTCGTTCCAATGCTTGCGGGAACAAGGCTTTGAACAAAACTTCTGTTGCAGACCCGTGAGCCGCGTACCGCATTCCACGCATTCTTTGCCTTCCGGCTTAAAACTGATATCAACCCCTTCATCTGGGGTAAACGTGATATCGTCCGGAATATTTTCAGCGGGTTTTTTCTTAGCCCGTTCTTTTGCCATAGTGTCAGCCAATTCGCCCTCGATTTCATATCGAAGCAAAATTGCCCGCGCACCAAGCATTTCCATGGTACGTCTGCAAACTGCGCCTGTTTCGTCATATTCATGTAAAGCAAACTGCACTGCGTACAGCATATTGTGTTTTTCTAAAGTCATATCCTACTCCCGTATAAGACTAAGTTAGAGTTATCGCATACTAGGGGCAAAAAACAAGTCATGTCAACAAATAGTGTTAACTTAACTATGTTTTTTATAAATTTCCCACATAATCCGAAGTTGACCGCTAATGGTTCGTCCTTCCGACTTTGCCATTTTTTTAATCTGCTCATATACCTCTATAGGTACAAGAACCGATTTCCATTTAGTTGTGTCCATATTTGACCCCTTCCACTATTTGTAAGCGAATATATAAGATAAGTAACAGAAAAACAAGTGAAAAAAATACCCCGCCGAAGCGGGGTAAGTTGGGAGGAAACAAAAAATCACTTAACGCGGTAGAGGATTAATAACATAATGGCAATTTGAATTGCATCAACCCAAGTAACGCCAAATCCAGTAGTCATATCACTCTGCCTCTCCCCAGCTTGGGCCGATCTCGACATCACACTTGCTGGGAACTTCCAATGGTACAGCATTTTCCATGATGTTGGCAATACTTTTTGCATCATCGGTGTCTTTTACTGATATAGCAATTTCATCATGGATTTGAATAAGCGGGGTGCGTCCTTGCTCATAGATATTTACCATTGCCTGCTTTGTCATGTCGGCGGCAGACGCTTGGATAAGACGGTTTAGAGCTTTATAGGTATATGCCCTTTTGAGTCGTGTGGTCGGGCCGTATTCTTGTATAGCATCTTTGTACGGCAACGCCTTGTTCATGGCAAAGGTATCGGGCTCCCAAAGATCAAATCGGCACTTTCGCCCCAGTATTGAACGGATAGACCCACTTGAGCCCTTGTCATTTAGCCTGTTCATTACACCACTCATAAGTCCTTTAACAAATGGGACGCGCTCGTGATACTGCTTAACAAGCCCCTTTGCCTCTTCAACGTCGATGTCTAACTGCTCTGACAACTTGTTTACCCCCATACCATACATCATCCCAAGATTGATGGTCTTAGCCTGTTTGCGGGGGATAGATGCCATTTCTGCTACCATGGTGTGGAAATCCATGTTGGGATCGTTGCGGTAGGCTTCGACAAATTCCTCTACACCCGCCATCTGCTGTCCACGTGATTTACCGTAAACGTAGGAATAATGCACCAAGATGCGTGGTTCTTGTTGCGAGAAATCAATAGCCGCCCATTGCTCGCCCTCTTCCGGCAGGAACAGGCTACGGATCATAGGCCCTAATTCTGGGTCGCGGGCCGGGATTTGTTGCAAGTTGGGGTTGTTCATAGAAATGCGGCCCGACACAGTTCCGCCATCATCTGACCTGATCTGGTTAATATGGCCGTGTATCCGCCCATCTGAGCGGCAGTGTTTCATAATGGTGTTGATGAACGTGCCGCTGGTCTTGTTGAGGTTACGGGCACGGACAATTAGTTGCGCCAGTTCATGTGGGTGGTCAGCTAAAAACGATTTGGTAAATGACGGCGCGTTCTTTTCGGTGCGGGGGTATGGAATACTTAATCCATCAAATGCTTTTGCAATGGACGCCGCCGCCCACAACTCTACATCCATTCCGGCCACGCTTTTAATCTGTTTAAGAATTTCTTTTTCTTGTTTAACTAAATGGTTTCGGGTGCGCTCAACACGGTCTTGGTCGATACGAACCCCCCGCCATGTCATATCAATTAAGCAGGGTAGTAATTTAAGTTCGAGGTCCGCGATCCCCCATAAGTCTTCCTTGGTTAATTGTGTAGATAAATAGTTCCACAGTTCGAGCGTAATTTCAGCGTCGTTCTGTGCATATGGTCCGACATACATGGCAGGCATCTTCCACATATCTGCTTTAGGGTCGAGGCCGAACTCGCGGGCGGCTTCCTGTAATGTTTTTTCTGTTTTAATTTTACCTAACAGATCGAAGGCTAATGAGTTAAGGCTATAACTAAACCGATTTTCGTCGAGTAATGCGCCTACTAGCATTGTGTCGATAATGCGTCCATTTATAGTAAAACCCATACGACGTATCCATCCGGCGTCATACTGTGCGTTGTGCATGATTTTATCGGCAGGGGACTCAAACACTTTTTTGAGCCACTTATTCACAATGCGTTCGTCTAAGTTTCCACCGCCAAAGTGACGAATAGGAATATATCCGGCCCAGTCTGCTACCGCGATAGCATACCCAACAACTTCGCCGTCACCCGTAGGCCATCCGGGGCCGTTGACTTTAATATTCGGATCACGGGTTTCGACGTCAATGGCAATCTGTTTTGCGTCAAAGATGTCCGGCAATTCCGCGGGTGGAACCCATTCGCTTTTAGGAGCAAGCATACTCATTTGCAATGACATTAATCTTTCCTAACTGCGGCCATTTCGGTGCCGCATTTAATAAGCATCCAGCCCTGCGCTAAATACTCTTCCAACCATTCCAGACGAATAAATTTAACCATCAGTCTTCGCCCCCAAGTGCGCCATAACCGCAGATATCAACCCAACTGTCTTCATGTTCTGGAGTCATGATAAGTCGTGATAGCTTTAGGGCTACCATGCATTGATAGACTTGCGAGACAGAAATCTCTTTGTCCAAAAGAACAGACCACATTTTGGCTATGCGTTCATGGTTTTCGTAGGCATCGCCATAATCTTTGGCCCGTGTTCCATTAATTAGGGACTCTGCCTTTTGTAATATTTCTTCGCGTTTCATATGTGGTAACTCCTGTTCATGTCTTCAGGTTCAACTAAATAAAGGTTTTCTTTGGTGCGAGTGACACCAACGTAGAATACCCGATGTAAGTCGTCGGGGGCAGCTTCTGCCGCCTTAGATGCGGCAGGGGATAAGTCTGTGTATAGCACGACATTGTCCGCTTCACCACCTTTAGAGCCGTGGATCGTGGACAAATTAATACGAGGCACGGCATTAAATTTTTCACCTCTTCTAAGCAAGGCTGTGATATAGGCCCGTTCTTTGCTAGGCAGTTTATCCATAGCCTCATGCCAGATCATGTCTATCGTGGCAAGCAGACCGTGGTCCCTCTGTAATTCTTCCAGAGTCACCAGATCATCATCGTCTAAAGTGGGCAGTTTCTTAAATCCACGCTTGACTCTATCGTCTACTGACATATAACTATAAATGGTTCGTGCGGCCTTGCCGGATACCTGCCTTCCTTTTCGCATCTGTTCCCATCCATTAACTGCCTCACTTAGGCTTTCGGAGATGGACCGTCTGCCTCGGTAGTTGAACAGAAAACCGCGACTTTTTAAATCTTCTTTGGCCGCGTCAAGGAAGTAGGCGGCTTGAGCAAGCACGAGCCACGAACCTTCTGAAAAATCTAAATAGCCAACACTGGGGACTTGTTCTATCTTTCCAACGGCTTTCTTTGGAAAATAGTTCTTAGGAACGCGCCTTCTGATCCGATTTGCTATGCGCTGAGCGACGGGATGCACAGAAAACGGGACGCGATAGGATTGTTCTAGCACCTCGTACCCACCATCTAACCCGATAAAATGTTCGACGTCTGCCCCCGCCCAACGGTAAATGGCTTGGTCGTCATCCCCGGCGCAGTAGGTTCGATCTGAATAGTTTGCTATGACGTGGGCTACATCCCACTGCAACGGGGATAAATCTTGAGCCTCGTCGATAAAACTGATAGCGAGCCGTGGGCAAAAGTCCGCGCCTTCTTTAACAAACACCTCAAGCATATCGGTAAAGTCGTACAGTTGATAACGATCTTTATATTTTTTCAGGCTGTTGGCTACATATTCAACGGTTGCCCAATTTATGGAAATATAACTTTCATTATACTGTTTCTTCAAAGTTACTTTACGAAGACGGGCTAGGTTGATAAGGCCAATGATAGGGTTGCTAGTCTTTGTTATGTCAAAGACATCTTCACTGTTTGATCCGGTGTTGTCCCCAAAGTCCATACCAAGTGCGCCGCCCAATTCTTTGTAGTGTTCGGGTTGCATAACCTGTTCCTGACGAATACCAGACAGACGTAAAGCAAAACTGTGCAAAGTACGAAACCAAGGCAACTGTTGCCTTTCTAAATTAAATCTAGCGCAGGCACGTTCAATGGCCTCGTTTGCCGCTTGCTTGGTAAAAGCAAAGTAACCGATATGACTTGGGTCTACACCTGCTTCTAAAGCCTTATCCACCTTATTAAGCAGGGTTGTTGTTTTACCCGTACCGGGCGGCCCATATATCCGAAAGATTTCACCCGCCATTTTTCTTCCTGTTAATGACGTTATAGACCGTCCCGATTGTAATATTATGATATTCGGCGATATAGCTACATTTTCTTAAATCTTTATGCTGTTGCCAAATGCTCTCGTCCCGTTCTATTCGTGCTTGCCGCTTCTTTTCCTGCATTTCCCTAACAGTAATCTGTCGTTCTTTTTTGGCAAAGAATGGATCGAAGTTATACCCTAAACCATTGATGGTATCTACAACGTGCTTTATGGACTTTTTGCCTAAATTTGGAATGCGCTCAATATCATTAGTTTTAAAGTAGTCGATAAACTCTTCAAGAGTAAGCGAGTCCAAATCTTCATTGCGAAAGCAGTTAAAAACACGGACAGGCCATTCAATCTGATCTATTCTTTCTGGAACAGCCGGGAAAGTTTTGACACGGGTTTTTTGTCGTTCCAATTTCTCTGCAATCTGACGGACACGCTCCCTTGAGATACCATGTTGATCCGCGATAGATTGCAGTGTGCGCCCCTTTTCTACACGAGCGTCATATATTTCTTCGTTTCTAGTCAACATCCGTTAAATCCTCCACGCTGTTTACGCGCTTAACAAATAATGGGGTTTCTTCACCCACCCATGCACCGATGACGTTGTAGTACATATATTCGACTGCATCATCTAAACCCATATTATCTCGCTCGCACAAAATAGCGACACACCGATCAAAATCGTATACCACTATCGTCGGCTGCCCGGCACGTTCTCCCGTGCCAATAATTGCGTCATTAAATCCATCTGCTAACAACATTAGAAGGGTGCCTCCTCTTGGTTTCCGGAAAAGTCCGGGGTTGATAATTCTGTTGCGACGTTGTCAAAAGCCGGAATTTTGTATATCCGAACGGTTCTGTTCTTAATACGAAGAACACCACTTTCACCGCCTATGTCCCGTAGCCGTTGAGCAATTTTATGAGTCTTGTATTCAAAAAACTTATTCCGTTTTAGGAAGGACTCAAAATCTTTAAGGCGGAAATATGTCATGCCCTCATCTTCATCGGTCCACGGGCGGCGGAGTAAGATTTCTTCTTTGTCGTTTGCGTTCTGCATGTGAACACAAAACTCTTCGAGATAATCCTTGAATTGGCCGCTGATGCTTGCGTCTTCAGACACGGTGATAATTGCGCTTTCGTTATCCCGCATTTCGTTCATCAAAGAACCTATCCGGCTTTCCCAAATTTGCTTGGCAACGGAACGAGGCATAAAGTTAAGTTGTTCCATACAAGCTTTTTGAAATACAGGCTGACTCATAAGTGCTTCTGTATCTAACTCCAACGGCTCGCCGTTGACGTCCACAAACCACACGGGCGGGATAGAGTCGTATTTTCTTAAATTAGCTATTGTAGCTCCTTGGACCGCGGACCCAATCCCGTGCTTACGGGTTTGACATAACTCTTTATTGCAATGCGCGTTGATAGGAGCATCACTACATTTATAAGCATAGTCCTTACGACCAAGCTGTTTAGTTATAATGGTGACTTCGTTAATCGCTAAAGGCGGATCAAGGTACTGTAAATTGTACGTCATGATCTCTGTTTCCCAACTATCAGGGTAGGCTTTGCGAACATAAACGCCTAAGTTAAACAAGCCGTTGTTACGAGCACCCTCGCCGATTTTATTCTTAACAAGAAACTGTAAGCACGGTGGGCCATCTTTGAGTGTGACGGCTTCGGCTTCTTCCCCCACCTGCAACGCTAAAAGTTGCTCTGGAGTTTGCTTGTAAGTTTCGTACAGTTCAAAAAACTCATCTAATGTA